GGTTATAAAGATGAGGGGGTAATAAATTTAGCAGGTGGTTATAACATAAGAGAAGTTGCATCTATTGTTAAAAATTTAGATTTATTAATAACACCAGATAGTGGGATCCTGCATTTCGGAGGACACTTCAAGATACCAACAATAGCAATCTTCGGGGGTAGTGACCCCTCTTGCAGGCTCAAATATTATAATACTATTTATTCTATTTGTAATGGAAATAAATATTGTGACCAATGGCCTTGTTGGAGTCACAGCTATGTCTGTCCTAAAGGGGTTGTACCAAGCCCATGCATATCAGCTATAAAAGCTGAGGAAGTATTTGAGATGGTTAAGCAATTACTATGAATATAAATTTAACAAAAGAAGAAAAAGAGTATGTTATATATCTTTATTCATCATCAAGACAATATGGCTTTAATAGGCATGATAGATTGCTTTACACTATCAAATGGTTTATGAAGGAATTTCCTATATATAAAGAACACCCAAAAAGTATTTATTTACTGATAGATGAATTAACTAAAGTTTTAATGGAGACTAAAAGAAATGTACAAAATTAAAAAGAGGATGACAAGACCGGAATTGAGTATTATTATTCCTATTAAAGATCAAATTCCTTATCTTGACAAGTGTTTAGCATCTTTAGAAAAAGCTAAAGATATAACTTTTGAGATTGTACTTGTTAATGATGGTTCTAATGCAGAAATGGTACAATACCTTTCAAGATTTACACAATTAAATGTAATACATAATTCACAAAGTAAAGGATTTATTGAGGCTTGTCATCAAGGGGTACAAAGGGCTATTGGACAGAATTTGCTATTTTTAAATAGCGATACTGAATTAATTGACACATTAAGTTTTAGGAAAATGCTTGATTGCCTAAAGAAAACAAATGTTGGGGTAGTTGGGGCCAGACTACTATTGGGTAATAATACGATACAACATGCTGGGTTAGTATTTGACCCTAAGCAAATGAATTACACCCATCGTTATTATGGAAGAGATATGAATGACCCTGTTGTATGTATTAATGAAGTTGTTGATGTTTGCACAGGTGCTTGTTTCATGACTCCAAGAGATTTATGGAATAAGCTTGGTGGATTTGATAAGATATATAGCCCAGGTTATTTTGAAGATACAGACTATTGTCTAAGAGCTAAAGAATTAGGATATTCCACTATATATTGTGGTGAAGCTGTGTTACACCACTACCAATCAAAATCCTTTACAGGCGGGCCTACTAAAGAACACTTTGGTAGAAACCATGAAATATTCAAGCAAAGATGGGTTAGATCAGGGAAAGTTGTTAAGTACCCCAAAATTTGTGCTTGTTATATTACGAAGAATGAAGAGGAATATCTTGAAGCATCTATTAAAAGCATATACCCCTTAGTTTCTAAAATTATCGTGGTGGATAATAATTCAACGGATAAAACTTTAGAGATTTTGAAAAATATGCAATTTAATGACCCACAAAAGAAAATAACAGTTATTAGTAGAGAATTCGCAAATAAGACTGAGCAACGGAATACATATTGTGGAATGCTTCAAGGATTTGATTATTTGCTTGTTTTGGATGCTGATGAAGTTTTTGATTCTGAGAATTTAAGAAAAATTGAACATCTGATTTTCTCTAATCCAAATATACCTGCTTTTTGCTTTAATTTCCATGACTTCTGGCAGGATCTTGCTCACAAAAGTTGTGGAATTTGGCAAACATTTACAGGTAGAAAATCCTTGATTAATTTGAATATTTGTGGTAATATTAAGTATAATATTCATACTTTACCAATATTGAATAATGGAGATGACATCTCTGCTGTATTTTGTCAGGATATTTATTTTTTCCATTACAGTTATGTACGTGAAAACTTCAGAATGAAAGAAAAAATAGATTATTACATTAACACACCTTCCGATTTTTATGAGGTTAGATAGTATGGAATTTATTAAGGAAATTGAACCAAGATTGAATAAAAATGGGCATTCCAAAAAATGGGCTATATTTAAATGCCCTTTCTGTTTACAAGAAGTTGAAAGAAGATTAGAAAATGGAAAAAGACAAAAATCTTGTGGTTGTAAAGGTATTGAATTATCTGTTAAAGCTAGAACAGGTAAAAAATTAACAGAACAGCATAAGGAAAAAATAAGATTAGCAAATACAGGTAAGAAAAGGACAGAAGAATACAAACAAGGATTATCCATAAAATACACAGGAAAAAATAATCCTAATTATGGTAATGGGGATAAAATAAGAGGAGAGAACAATTTTTGGTATGGGAAGGGTTTTTTACTTTCTGGTGAAAATAATCCTAATTATGGTAATGGGGATAAAATAAAAGGAGAAAAAAACCCCATGTATGGTAGAAAAGGAGTATTATCCCCAATGTATGGCAAAATAGGTTCACTTTGCCCAAATTGGAACAATGGCTCAAGTTTTGAACCCTACAGTCCTGAGTTCAATAAACCTTTAAAACAATCTATATTAGAAAGAGATAATTATACTTGTCAAAATCCAAATTGTGAGGAACTACATGATAAATTACATATTCATCATATTGACTATAATAAAAAGAACAACAACTCAGAAAATTTAATTGTTTTAGGGGATTCTTGTCATTCTAAGACAAGTGGTAAAAACAATAGACAATATTGGACAGAATTCTACCAAAACATAATGATGAATAAACTTATGGAGTGTTTACTATGACAAAAGCAATTCTTAGAAAAGATTGGTTTGAAGAAGTATGGATGAAGTGGAAAACAACTCCTACAGAAGTAGAAAAGACAAGAGGCACCCATCCGTTTTCGGGCGGGTGGACAGAACTTTATAATGGTCAACATCCTGAAGTGATGAGAACACACCCACGTTTTTTAGAATACATTGATAAATACAAGACTAAAATAAATTTGTCAGTTTCTCCAAGGGAAATTCCACAATTTACTAATATCTCTATTAAAAATGATGATATTTTTGACATAAGTAAAAAAATTGGTGATAAGAAACCCTATTTAGTCCTAATAGAAGATATTTTAGAGCATATATCTTTTAATGCTGTGGGTGAATTGTTGGTTAAAATTCATGACGTAATGGAAGTTAATGGTGAGATAATTATAAAAACATTGAATATGGATGAAGTAATTAAGAGATATGCTGAAAGAAAAATACAATATGTAGATTTTATAAAATTAGTATTTGGAGAACAAGCCGAAGCAAGTGATTACCACAGTTGTTGTTACACAGAAGAAGCAATAAAAGCACTTGTAGAGGATGTGGGATTTTCACTTATCACTATTGATAAGATAGAAAATGGTCTATTTTTATATGTAATTGCTCGTAAATGCAAAGAATATCAAAATTCTTAATATCTTTAAAAAATCATTTATTTTTTTAGACAAAATAGGTTAAAATAGTAATATAAGTAAATGTATAACTATGCCAATTTTTTATTAATGGAGGCAATAATGCACAATTTTGCAATATATTTTAACAATCTAAGAAAGGTGGTGGTTTAATTGGCACAAGGTTTTCAGTCTTATTGGATGTGTTCAGAGGAAGGAACTCAGAGTGGAACCGAGGCTCAGAATTGGGGTGTGGATTCTGGCCTTTTTCAATCCTTTATGTATTTTGATAGTGAGAGTATGGCTCCTGCCAATGAACAGAAATTCCTAACAGAGATAGGGAGATCTGGTACACAAGATCGGGGTGTGAAAAGGCACAGATTAATGGGAATAAAAGCAGAGGGCAGTTTAGACTTCCCAGTTTACCCCGAAGGTGGTGGGGATAAAGGTGGGATTGGTCTATTGCTAAAACATTGTTTTGGTAATGTATCAACAGGGACTTTTACAGCAACAGAATATTTACACACATTTACACCACATGATAATTTATTCGGTAATTTAGCCGCTGGAGTAGGAACTCTTACTGGTACTGGTAGAGTTTTTGGTCTAACATACCATATAGGTAGAGAAGATGATGCAGGAACTATAAGGGATTATCCATTTTTAGGGAATCGTTTAAGATCTATAGCTTTTTCTTGTGCTGCTGGTGAGGAATTAAAATGTACAGTAGACTCAGTTGCAAGAAAAGCATCTGCACATGGCACAGCCATTTTGAATGTAGCTTTTCCTTCAATGGCTCCTTTTATGTGGAAGGATGCTATATTTCAAATCGGGGTTAATGAGGCAGGGGCTGGTGGTACGGAAAGATATACATTGGAAGCATATTCAATTAATATAGATAATGCTTTTAAAGAAGTCTGGACATTAGGTACAAATGTGCTTGGTCGTGTAGTTCCAAATGGACAAAGAATTGTTACTGGTTCATATACTGCACCATTTGAGGGTTGGGTTAGATCAGAATATGATAAATGGGTTGCGGGTACGCCATCAAGTGTAAATATGGCATTTGTAAATGGGGTATATAGGTTGGAGTTCCGTTGCCCTTCAATAATCTACACAGGAAATGCCCCAAGTATAGATTCTATGGAAGAAAATACTGTGGAAATGCCTTGGCAAGCAATGGTTTCGACTAACTTTGATATTAGGGTCTTTCTGGTTAACACTGATTCTTGTGTTGGATTTGGCATAAATTAAAGTATATGAATTATTATGAATATAAAGAAACCCTTAACAAACAGGAGGTTCAGAAATGGCTATAAAAAGTGTATCAAAAAATGCAGTAACTTTCATTCCAGCTTATGCAGGTAATAGAGAGGATACTAAACCTTTGACAGTAGTAATTCATTCATTGTCAAGGGCAGAAGCTGATAAATATGCCAAGAGAACAAGATATTTTCAGAGACCAGGTAATAAAGGTGAATGGGATAGTAATTCTCTTGAGATACAGAAGAAGCAATTTTGTGATAATGTAGCAAAAGTTACAAATTTTCTTGACGCTGAATCAGGAGAGGAAATTGTAGATATTGAGCGTTTTTATGATGAAGCTCCACATCCATTGATTGAAGAAATAATTGAAGCTATTGTTGATATTTCAACACTAAAGGATGCAGAAATAAAAAACTAATAGGTGCAATCTCATATATACTAGCAGAAAAATCATGGGATTGCACATCTTGTAGTGAGGAACAACAAATTGCAAGAAATTGTAGTTTAAATATTTATGAAGAGGAAGTTGAATATGAAGAAAGTGATAAATTTATCCATGTAAGAAGTGATAAAAAATCAGAAATTAATTTTAGTTTAACATGTGGTAAATTTAGATTTCATATCTGCCCAGTCGGGGTTTCCTCAGATGATACAGACTCCTTTTTAAAAACTTATTTTTTGTGTGAAAAATTTGGAGGGTGGCCCAATGAGGGGGGTTTGTTAGATCAGGATAATAGATTAATGGAGGCTTTTTCAATTATAAACTCGGAAATTGGCAAATTTGAAAAAAAGGAATTGGATAAGCAGAAAAGAGAAACTGATAAACAGAAAAGAAAATCTAATAGAGGCGGTGTTACCTAATGGCTAAAAATAAAGATCTTGAGTTAAGGATAGTTGCTAAAAATTTAGCATCCAAAACTATAAAAGGGATTGGGGATGACTTGAAAAGATTTTCAAGTTCTACTACTTCTTCTATGGGTGGTGTTAGAACAGCTTTTACTAAAGTTACTGGTGGTATTACTAAAATAGGTTCTGGATTAAAGAGCATAGGAAGTGCTTCATTAAATGTTGCTTCTGGTATGGTCAGTGGATTTGGTAAAATATTTAATGCTGTTTTTTCTGTCAAAACTCTTATAATGGGTTTATTTGCTGGTATTATTGGTAAAGGTGTTATGGCTTTCGTTAATTTAAATGCAGAATTTGAAAAAATGAAAGTTACTATGGATGTTCTCTCAAAAGGACAAGGTGAAGCATGGTTTAATAAATTAAATCAATGGGCATTAGACATGCCTGTATCAATGGCAGAAGTTTCTAAGGCATTTATCACTATGCAAGCATATGGTCTTACACCAAGTATTAAAATGATGGAAAATTTAGTAAATGTGGCATCTGTACTACCTGAATCAGGGCGTGCTATTACAGGTATTGCAAGAGCTATTGGACAGATTCAAGCCAAAGGACGTTTGGAAGGGCAGGAGTTAAGACAGTTGGCAGAATGGGCTGTTCCGGGTTATGAAGCAGTTTATACCAAAATATTTAAAAAGATTTCTGAACGTACTGGGAAAGCCGTATCAGAACTTAAATTCACAATGATAGATGCTGCTACGGCAAACAAAGCTATTTTAGAAACTATGGAGGAGCACTTTGGTGGAGCAGCTAAAAGAATTGCACAAACTTGGTCAGGTTTGACAATACGCTTAACAAATTATGTAAAAGAGTTTTTTAGGCAAATTGGTGAAGGTGGCGGTATGCAACCATTGAAAGACCAATTAGAGAACATAGTTAATTTTTTTGAAAAAGCATTTAAATCAGGTGAGATGCAGAAAGCCACAAGTTTTATAGGTAAATCTTTTGGAATAATATTTGAGAATTTATTTAATTATTTTAAAGTAGGACAAACAGATATAAAAAATTGGGCAAGCATATTTACATCAGTATTGGAAAAAATTATATATACAGTTACAATTTTTGTACAAACTTTATCGGGTATAAAATTAGTTTTATTAACTTTGAAATTTGTATGGATTGGTGTTGCTTTAATTATCAATGGTGGTTTATTTGCAATAATTTGGGCTGTGAATAAGGTTGTTGAGGGTTTTAAATTTTTAGTTGATCAACTTCCTTCTTGGATTCCTGGAGTTACTTCATTACAGGAGGCTTTTTCTTCTTTTGCTTCTACTACAGGTAGTGTAGCTGAAGCTCAGGGAGAGAACATTGCTATGTTGGGTCAATTGGCTTATTCAACAGGAGATGATATTGCTAAAACAGCGGATAATATAACTAATAGATGGGGTTTGGCAAATAAAATGATTACAGATTTGAGGACTAATCTTTCCAAATATGAGGCAACACAAGCAGTTCCCCCAATACCACCTACCGTTACGGGTGGGGAAGCCCCAGAAGAATTACTCGGATTTGCAAAAGAAATAGATGAAACTTTCAAAAGTCTAACTGGTAAACAAGATAAAGCTTTTAAACCAAATGAAGATTATTTAAAATGGTTAGGTGAAGCTGGAGGTTTAACAACAAAATTAAAAATAGGATTTCTTGAATTTGAAAAAGAAATGGATAAAAATGTCCTTAAAAATTTAAAACAAAACTTTAAGGATTTTTTTGGTACAATAGAGTCTGGATTAAGTACAGCTTTTCAAGGAATATTAGATGGTTCTATGACACTTGGTGATGGAATTAAAAGTATATTTGGTAGTATCCAACAAGCATTTTTTCAAATGATTGCAAATATGGCTGCTGAATGGGTGATGGGGAAAGCTATAATGCTAACAAAAGAAATCTTATTCCAAAAAGCTGTTACTGCTGCTACGGCAGAAGGGGAAAGTTCAAGACTTGCAATAGAAACTGGTGCTGCTGTTAAAAGTGTTGCTATAGCTGTAGCGAGTGGAATAAATAAAATTATGATTTATGCCTATGAAGCTGCTGCTGGCGCATTTAAAGCAATTGCAGGTATACCAATAATAGGCCCTATTTTAGCAGTAGGAGCTGGTGCTGTTGCATTAGGTACGGTAATTGGATTTGCTAAAAAAGTAGCGAGTTTTGAAAAAGGTACAGGATTAGAAGGCGTTAGGAATAATGGGCCTGCTATGCTCCATAAAGGTGAGATT